TTATCGGATGCTGCAACCATATTATCCATCCAATGCTACAGTGAGTCCTAGAGTCATGCCAGGTAGAGACTGCCAACTAGATCCATTATAAACTTGCAATTTTCCATCAGTACTATTAAAGACCATAGCACCTTGAGAAAGATCAGTCATTGCATTAATTTGAGTAGTGGTCAAAACAGGAGGATAGAATGCAACTGTTGTACTACTACATTCAACTGAAGTTGCTGTTATAGCACCAGAAACCTGAATACCAGAAGCCGAATCTAAAGTAATTCCCGTCCCAACTGTTACTTTATTATTACTTCCATCAATGGTAACTGAACCACTACCTACTGTAAGAACACCGACAACCCTTGCATCACCATGCACAAAGAGACTAGTTCCCGATGCACCAACCGCACCAACAGTTAATGTATTAGTAGCATTAGTAGTACCAATACCAACCTTACCAAGTGTATTAATACCAGTAGCATTCTTACTCCATAAATCTATCTGACCAGGAAGATTAGTAAGTGCAGATCCATCTCCCTCAAAAGTTGTTGCTGTAATTACACCAGTAACATTAACTCCAGAAGAACTAGCAGTAATAATACCAGCACCCACATGAAGTGTTGGAGTAGTTACAATACCAGCAACAACATTAATACCTTGACTTTCAACAATTATTCCATCTCTAGCAGTAATAATACCAATAGAATCAACGTTCCTTACATTATCTTTAAAGATAGTTCCTGCAACAGAAATATCTCCATCAAAATATGCAACAACATCTGTAGTAGCAGTTCCTGATTTTGGTTTACCAACATATAAAGAATAATCAGTTCGTGCAGTAGTTGCTATACCAACATTTTGCAAGGTATAAACATCACTACTAGAGTCTGTAGTCCATGTTGTACTTCCAGCTGCTACACTTGCAAACTTAAACTTTTTGCCAGTAGCAATTCCAGTTTGTTCCAAATCAACTTGAAGGAACATACCATCATAGGCACTGATATTAGTAGTGATTCCTGCAATATCATCAAGATATTGTAAATTTACTGCACCACCTCCGCCAATAGATGCCATCTGAGTTTGAACTCTATTGACAAATAATCTATAATGATCTGCTAAAGATTTTAAACTAGGAAACTGCTTATCTAATGGAGTAAGAGGATCTCCAGAACCAACCTCAGTATAAGTTGGAGGATTATCAGTAAGATCTTCTTTTAACTCGTTCTGAAGTTCTTGTAAATCTTCAATAATTCTATAAAGTTCAGTAATATTAACAGCATTATCATTATGCTTTTCATTTAATGCTGATAAATCTTTACGTAAACCTTTAACATCTTTATCATAATATTTTACTTCTGGAAGACTTCCAATTTCTTCTTTTAAACTATCAAAGTATTCTCTAAGAGAATCTGTAATAATATTCTGAGCTTCAATATTCTTACTATTAAACTCATCTACCCTTTTTTCAATATTCTCTTTTAAAACATTATACTGACCTAGTATCTGTTTTTTTAATTTTCTATCATCATCTTTAAAGGAATCATGATGTTCCCAAATCTTTATAGCAGTTTCTTTTAATTCTCCATATATTTTTTCTTTCGTTTCATCAAGATGTTCCTTGATTTCTTTAATTTCAACTTTCTTCTCAAAATCCTTAGCATCTAAGTCTTCAGTAAGATGCTCAATATCTTGATTGATTTTCTCTTCAACATTTTTTAAATTATCATTTACCTTGATGAAATCATCATCAATTACACTAAAGGTCTTACCAATCCAGGTAAAATCAGGAACCTCATTAACTTCATTAACCCATTTAGGAAAGACAGGTATTTCTGATCTAACCTTATCAATTGCTTCACATATTGCTTCTATCTCTTTATCATAATACTTAACTGCAGGTAGATTAGTTACTTCCGTTTGAAGACTATCAATCCTATCTTCAATTAAATTTACCTGTTCATCATAATACTTAACCTCAGGAAGATCCTTTATTTCTTCTCTTACAAGATCAATTTGTTCGCATATTGCTTCTACTTCTCCCTCATATTCCTTTATTTCAGGAATTTCTGGAATACTATCTCTAATATTCTCAACTTGCTCAGAGAGTTGCTTTAATTCTTCATCATAATACTTAATTTCAGGAATATCTGGAATATCCCTTCTTAAGTCATTGATTAAACGTAATACTTCTGTAAGATCTTCTGCTTCTTCTTCTATTTCTTCCTCTTCTTCTTTCCCAGCACCTCCACCAAATCCACCCTGTTCACCAGGATCATTGGCTCTCATAGTAGGTTCCTCTACCACAAATTCCTCAATGGAAGGTAATTCTTCTTCTTTTATAAGATCATCAACTGAAGGTAATTTGCTGGTATCTTCAGCGAAATCATCTATTGACGGTAGTTGGTCGGACATACTATTAGTAACCTTTGTACTTTGGGATTTCTCTCCCTTTTTTATTTAGAAGAACTACTAAGGTCACTCTCCTTTATCATCTTTGCAAGTTCTGCGGTAGATCCTACAAAGAGTGCATTATTAACAGTATTAGGTCCTTTTGGTTTTGTTTCTTCTTCTACATCCTTCAGTTTCTTCTGAAGATCCATCAACTTATCAGTTGCATCAGAAACACTTTTAATCAATTGTCCAGCAACTTCATATGCCCTTGGCATTTCACTCTCTTGAGCAAGTTCAAGAATTCCGTTAATTGCTTCTTGTCCTTTTTCAATGATAGAGTATAGATTGCCTCTTGTATACTCATAATCCTTTTCTATATCATCCTTTTTAAGTCTATCAGGTTTTTGAATACCCACAGGTGCGGGTTTCTCTACTACGACTTCAGTAGGAGCAATATTAAAGGCTTTATCTAATTGTTTTGTTGTCATGAATAAGATCCATCAAATCCAAAATCATCTCCGACTTCTATAAGAAGATTATCAGCTTCAGTTATCTTACCAACATTTGAACCTTTAACATGTCCAGCCGCTGTGGTTCCATCTTGACCCCTAAGAACTGTTATTTCATTACCATTAATCTTATCAACATAAAGTGATTCATTGTCTATAACAATATACTTATTAACTGTAAGAGCTGTTCCATCATCAACACTAATTGTTACATCTGCCAAACTTATATCATTGGCAAGATTAGTAGCAATAACTCCATCATAATTCTTAGTTGCCCGTGGAGTAACAGAGTAAGTAACATCTCTTCCTCCGGTTCTGGACTTCGTGCCAGAAGATTCTGCAGCAATGTATCCAATAGCAACCTTCTTAATAATATCGCTCGTAGTAGAAGAAACAGGTCCGAAGAGATACGTCTTAGCACTAAATCTTAAAGTGTATAATAATACTCTTCTTGTAGAATAATCACCTTCATAATCATCTACCATTGTAATATTTTCTAATATAACAGGAATATCTCTTTTCTCTCCAATTGTCGAAACAAGATCAACGCTTAATGCATATGATGGTTGGAAATATGGTACAATCTGCTCCACCAATTGTAATGCATCATCATTTAATTTACACATAATACTCAGTTCAAAATTCATATTATAAGGAACTGGCATATACGTTTTCTTTTCTTCTGCCTTATCAGAAGTGGCAGGAGAAAGGAATGTTTGTGTAGTTGTTACTTTTCTACTAGGATCATAAGACATACCAATAAATTCAAATGACATTCTTGGTAATGTAATTTGAATTGACTTATTAAGATCCGGCGATTGCTCAAGACGTGCTAGAAACTTCTGAGTAGGTCCATAAGCAAGAGGTACTTTAATAACACTTGTTGTGTTATCATCAGAATCCTTATGCTTGATTTGCAAGCCATTAAACAAAGTACCAAAAGAAATAATGGTTTTTCTTAATATTTCGTGATAAAAATACTCAAACATTACTCAATACACTTCTATTAGCTCTATTTAGGGATCACCAAATGGGTTCTTCTGAGAGAAATCTAATATATCATCTGCTGCTGTTTCAATATTATCATTATCCGCATAAGGAGTAACTATATCATCAGTGTTAATAACTCTAACTTCTCTTGTGGCGTTAACACCGACGATGTTTTCACCCCTCGTCCATGTACCATCAACAATCTTAAGTTCGAGAACACCTGTAGATTTATCCCAACTATTAACAATACCTGTTGTACTACTTGCAGAACCAGTAACAGTCTCACCAATATCATAATCTCCAAAGGCACCGGTATCAGGAGCAGAAATTGTAATAGTAGGTGTATCTCCACCAGTGTATCCAACACCAGCATCCTTCCACCTAACAGCAGTAACAATACCAGCAGAACTTATAACCGCTCTTCCACTAGCAGTTGTACCTACTCCAGGTCCAGCAATAGTAACTAAAGGCTCTGTAATGTATCCAGAACCTCCTTC